TCAAAATGGCAGACGACTTACAACGCATGATTGTGCAGATTTCAGCAGACGTGCGAGACTTTGAAAAGTCAATGGCAAAGTTGGAAGGAATGGCGAATTCCACTTTTAAAGCGCCGAAGTTTACCACGAAAGCAGCCATAACATTTCGCCAAGGGAGTGAAACAGTTCAGGCAGCGAGGCTGGAAGGAAAACAGCCCGCATTTCTAACAATCCGAAGCTTTCAAGCGGCGAAAGACATAACAACAGAATGGTGTTGCTGTGACGCTCGTGAAACAACGTTCGATGCCGGCAAGGGCAAGTTTGGCGGGCGTGTTTACAACATTCGGGCAATCAATCGCGACCCGATAACCCGCCAATATTATCGGCTCACCATTGAGAGCGGCGTCGCGGTCTAGGAAAAGCTTATGTGGATTAAAATAACAGCACCGTTCCAATGGCGGCCAAACTCGAGACAGATTTATGTTTACACAGTCGGCAACAGCTATTCAGTGACACACGTATGCGGGAAACTTGCCATAGAAAGCGGATGCGCGATTAAAATCCCCGCCCCCACAAAAAGCGAGCGCGAGCAATGGGCTACAAAGTAACTCTGCTAGGCCGTGCCCGTTTGGAACGTCGTCTCAATGCCATTCCGAAGGCGACAAAAGACTTTGTAAAAAAGGACATGGAGCAAATAGCGCAGCAGATTGTGGACAGGATGAAAGCGATTGTGCCGGTCGACACTGGTGCATTGCGAGACTCCATTGGCTGGACTTGGGGACGCCCGCCGAAAGGCTCAACCGCTTTTGCTGTAGCAAAAAACACGCTTGGCAACGAGATGACTTTAACGATTTACGCAGGCAATGAAGCAACGCTTGTCAGAAGCGCGAATGGCCGTCGTCCATACCTCCAAAAAGCTTGGATAGTCGAGTTTGGCACGTCAAGAACCCCTGCCCAACCATATTTCCGGCCAGTCTGGAAGACGGAAAGAAAGCGGGTGAAGTCGAAAGTTCGTAGCGCGGTGAAAAAAGCAGTAAAGGCGACACAATGATGAAAGCTGCTACCAGTGAATTGCAAAAGGTCATCATTCAAACGCTTTCAAATGATGCGGATGTCAAAGACATCGTTGATGGTCGCGTGTTCGATAGCGTTCCGCTTAAAGCCGAATATCCTTATATTTCTTTAGGCCCCATGACCAGCGACACGACGCTTGCCGACTGTCTGGAGCTCGACAACATCTCAATCCAGATTGACGTTTGGTCGCGTGATGTTTCTTCAGCCGAGATGCGAGAATTGGCAAACGCAGTCCGGCGGGCTCTAACGAAATCCGATCTCATTTTGGAGAAAAACGGCCTTGTGCTGTTCAATCACGAAAGTACGCGTGAATTGCGCGACCCGGACGGTCTGACATCTCACGCAGCCGTCAATTTTGACGTGATTGTAGAGCGTTTCGATTAATAACCACCCAACATTTTAACAACCACCAGCCGCCCTAAAAAGGCGGCTTTTTTTTATGGAGAAAACCATGGCAAAAGCCATCACGGCAAAATCAAATGACACGTTCCTGCGTTTTGCGTTGCCCGACACAGACCCCCGTGTCTTCACGGATTGGTGCGGTGTTACGCAAAAAACAATTAAGTGGGGCAGAAATTTAGAAGAAACAGTCGTCCCAGACTGTGACAACCCGAATATTGTTCCATATGTGGAACGTGGCGCGACCAGCCAGTCGGGCACAATCGCAATCCAAGGCGTAATCACGAAGCAGGCACTTGGAACTTACCAAAAACTGCTAAAATCAACGGAGTCTCTGTATTTCCAGCTGGAAATGGGCTTTGGCACAGAAAAAACGGGCTGGCAAGGAAAAGTGCAGCTTTCAGACTTTGAAATTGTGGCAGATGTCGGCAAAACGGTTACGTTCTCGATGAATATGAGTTCAGACGGACCAATTGATGAACTCGAAACAACAAATAATAATACGGGCACCGGCAATGTCGAATAGAAGCGGCAAAATCTCAATCGCGTTTGGAAACGACACTCATGTTTTCAAGCTTGGTTACGGACAGCTCAAAGAGCTTCAAGACGCTGTTGATGCAGGCCCTTTTGTTATTTTCGACAGCTTACTCAAAAACACGTGGAAAATCGAATATATCAGGGAAACAATCCGGTGTGGTTTAATCGGCGGCGGAATGCCTGCTCATGAAGCTATCCACATGGTTAAAACATATGTCGAAGATGTCGAAAATTACCCGCTCCAAGCCAACGTTTTGATAGCCGCTGCTATTCTTAATGCGGCACTCATGGGCGCTCCGGAAGAAGACGTCGGAAAAAAAAACGAAAAGGCGGGGGCGAAAGTCTCGCGCCGCTCGAAAATGGGAAAATCCGCTTCGCGCAACTTTACGGGGCCGGAGCCGTGATGGGCTTTTCGCCAGCCCAGATTGACGCCATGTCTATTTGGGAATTTGATGCGGTGTTGGACGGTTACATTGAAGCAAATACCGTTGAAGATAGCAAAAAAGTAAACCTGTCCGAAGAAGAGAAAGAAGAAATGTATAACGCAATCATGGAACGGAATGCTGAAGAAGCAGCCTTGTCGGCTAGGTAAACCCCGCACCCCGCCAGATAACGTTAGGCCAAATCGGAAAATTTCCGGCTTGGCCTATTTAATTGTCGTGCCCGAGATTAGTTTTATCTTGCGGTATAGGATAGTAATCTATTTTTGAAAGATATTGATAGGCATCCCTAATCCATAATCGTCTATCGGCTAGCTCTTTCCCAGCGGCCTCAAGCTTTTTATGGTAACTTTCGTAACCCGGATCACCTTCTTTCAATTTAAGGTATTCTATATCGCGTTTTACTTTCGCTACTGCTTCCTTGGCCCCTTTATCGGATAGAATTAGTTCATAATTATTTTCGCTATTGAGCTCAAACCGACAAAAAACACTTTGCGTCGGTTCCGATAAATTTTTTACATTTCCAAAAACTAAAAAAACGATATTTCCAGAGACGTCGGAAGCAAACAGTTTGTATACCGGCGGGCGATAAATTGCCCCCTCGGTAAGCAGACACACTTTAAGAGCTGGGTCATTTTTACTTTCTCGCTTTGGCTTTTGCTTTGAATAAGCAGGCTGAATAACAAGAGCGCAAACCAAAAAAGAAACCAATATTCTGAACATTACCCTCTCCCCCCCAAAAAATAACGAGGCGCAAAATGGCAGATGACCTGCAAAGAATGATAGTCCAAATATCAGCAGACGTCCGAGACTTTGAAAAGTCAATGGCAAAATTGGAAGGTATGACAAATTCTACGTTCAAAGCAATCACCCGCCAAGCACGAGAAAATAGCAAAGCTCTTGACAATGTTTTTAAAGAACTCGGCAACAAAGCGTCGGCCTCGCTTGCCGCCATTGGTGCGGCTGTGGGCACGAAAGAACTGATCGGGCTTTCAGATACATGGGCCACATTAAACAATAAAGTTGCAGCCGTCAGCCAATCGACTGGCATGCAAGCACGGTCAATGTCTGACCTTGTAAAAGGCGCGGATGAAGCCCGGTCGGGTATTGAGGCTTACACAGACCTTTATGCAAAACTGATGAGATCAGCTTCCGGCGTGGCAAAGAACGAGGAAGAAATCGCCAGGGCAACCAACATTGTTTCAAAAGCTTTTGTTGCTGGTGGTGCAGCGGCATCGGAACAGGCAGCAGCGGTGTTACAGCTCGGCCAAGCTTTGGCTTCCGGCAATCTACAAGGCGATGAACTCCGGTCAATCCGTGAGAATGCGCCGCTTTTGGCAGAAGCGATTGCAAAAGAATTCAACACAACTATCGGCGGGTTGAAAGACCTAGGAGCGGAAGGAAAGCTCACCACTGACCGTGTGTTCAAGGCCATCTTAGAGGCCGGAAACTCGATTGAACAACAGTTTGCTGCGACAAGCGCAACAATGACCGACGGATTTACCCGCATTCGGAATGCCCTCGTCGAGTTTGTCGGCATTGGCGGACAAGCTTCTGGCGTTAGCCAAAGCATCACCAAAGGGTTGATGATGATTGCGGATAACTTTGACAAAGTTGCCGATGCCGGAATGATCGTTGTTGGTGTATTGGCAGGACAGCTTGTCGGACGTGCCCTGCCCGCACTCATTAGTAAATTTGCTGATGCTGGCGTCTCGGCAAAGAAGTTTTTTGAAGCATTGAAATCCGCGCAATCGCTTGGCGGCGTACTGACCGCAATCGGCGGGGCAGGCCCGCTCTTCGCGTTGGGCGGTGCGGTTGTGGGCGGTGCGGCATTACTCGCAATGAACGACTACATGCAAAAATCCGCCGAAGCAGCCGAGCGAACAAAGGCATTAAACCGAGAGCTTCAAGCCCTTGGCTTGGTGTCAAATACCGCGCAAAAAAGCATAGACGAATTGGCGGCTTCAACGAATAAGATCGGCAGCGCAGAAAACATTCGCAAGATTGGGATGATTAAGGAAGAAATCAGCCGGTTGACGAATGGCAGTATGTTCGGAACGGAAGACGAACTCACCTCCATTCTGTCACGGGCACAGAAGCTGAACGTGAAGGGAGACGATGCAAAAGCTCTTGTGGCTATTAAAGAATATATTGAGCTGGTGCAAAAATTCCCTTCGGTCGCCGTGCGTGGTGAAGAGGCTATGCAAAATCTTCGCGACAGTTTGGATTTGACCGAGCCAATGGCTAAAATGACGTACGAAGTCCAAAATACTATGGACACTATTCGTGGTCTCATCATCGACGCGCAGATAAAAGGTGAAGACCTCATTTCACCGGCAGTAAAAGAGCAAGTGGATGCTTTTCGCGATGCATTCAAAGAAGTGTTAGACAGTTCTGATGCTTTCACTGACGAAACAAGAGAAAAACTGTTGCAGTTGTGGGATGAATTCGCGAGGGGCGAAATTTCCGCGGAAGAACTTAAACAAAAATTCCAAGAGCTTGGTGGAACGTATGAGTTAATTCAGAACAAGCTTTATCCTGCCTTTCAAAATCTCACCGCCGAACTTGGGAACGTCAAAGCAGCGGCCGATGAGGTGCGGGAAAGCGTGGAACAACTAACGGAAGTAAAATTTGCCACGATCGTTTCGCAATCACCGTCGGGCTCATATTTTGACCAATATGATAAAGATCAGACAGCACAAGCGGAATATCAAAAAAAAGTTGAAGAACGTGCGAAAAAAACCGCTAAACAATTAAAATTAGAGCAGGAACTCGACCGGCAAAAGACACAGTACGAAAAGGACAATGGCGTCGGCAGTTGGGACAGAGTTCCTTATAAAAAACAGTTGGAATATGCAGAAACGACAATAAAAGGCGACGAAGCCCGCAAAGAAGCGTCCAAAAAGCCGAAACAGCCAAAAGAGCCAAAAGAAAGCGATTACGAACGCGTAACCAAGAACCTGAACGAACGGACCGAAACAATCAAAGCGGAAACGGCCGCGCAGGCACAGCTCAACCCGTTCGTTAATGATTATGGGTTCGCTGTTGAGAAAGCCAGAGCAAAGCAAGAGCTTCTCAACGCTGCTATGAAGTCGAAAATTCCTATTGACGATCAAGCAATCGCCAACATGGATGAAATCGCGACGAAACTGGCAACAGCTACTGCGGAAAGTGCCAAATTGGCCGAAGCGCAAGAAAAAATGCGGCAGAGGCTCGAGGCTGTAAAGGATGCATCTAAAGATTGCACACGCACGTTTATCGACGGGATGATACAAGGCAAAAACGCGACAGAAGCGGCGGGAGACGCAATTATGCGCTTGGGGCAGAGGCTGCTTGATGCCGGACTTGACGCGATCTACGACAAAGTGTTTACCGTGAAAGCCAGCTCGACAAGTTCTGGTGGCTTTCTGGGTGGCATTGGCAAGCTGTTTGGCTTTGACGAAGGAGGATTTACCGGAAATGGAGGGAAAAATGAGCCAAAAGGGATAGTCCATGCCGGAGAGTTCGTCTTTTCTCAAGACGCCGTGAAAGCCATCGGCGTTGAAAATCTTGAAGCGATGCACAGCCGCTTGAAAGGCTATTCAAATGGCGGTCTTGTCGGCGGAGGCATTCCAGCAATGCGGATGCCGCAAATACCCACAGCGGCTAGTCTGCGCAATATGCGCGACGCAAAGGCACAGAACACCGGTGTGCATATAACATTCGGCTTTTCGGCTGATAACAACGGCAATATCAAGCCATTTGTCGAGAAAGTATCACAGCAGATCATGTCATCGGGCATAGAACAATATGATCGGGTGCTTGACCATACCGTGGGCACCAAGCTGGCAAACGGTCGGGCGATGGGAAGGTTTGAATAATGGTCTCATTCCCCCGCCCCCTGCCCGATATAAAATTCACAAATGCGGATTTCGAACTGCAACGGTTCGTCTCGACAGCCAAAAGCGGCGGACAGCTAATAAATATTATTGAATACGCGGATCCGTGTTGGAAATTCACAGCGAAGACCGGTTTTCTACGCTATTCTGATGGTCAGATGGTGAACGCATGGTTGGATAGCTTCCAAGGTGGATTGGGAGCGGCATTGATACGCCACCCACATTACTGTTGCCCCCGCGCTCACATTAATAACCGAGGACCGGAAACGCGCCATGGGAAATTGGCAGCCATTAACAATGGTAACGAGTTGACTGTTGCCACCGTAAACGCCGGTCTCGTTTTGTCGGCGGGTGATTATATGTCACTACAATATGATAAATATTATGCGCTCACTCGTGTTGTTGATGCGTGGGGCGACGGGACAAACAGAACAATTGTGGCCGAACCAAATCTGCCCGCTTACATTCAAGCGGGGGCAACTGTCTTATTCGATCGAGCCGAATTGCTGATGCGGCTCGACACAACCAGTGTCACACAATGGTCGAGAGATAATGAAGATGTTTCTTTTACATTTGTGGAGAGCCGATTATGAGATCGTCAACGCCAGAAGTGCTTGACCTTATTGACTAAGGTCGCGCGTAGAGGAGACTTGAATAATGCGTACATTAAAAACGCAACTTGTAGAAGCATTAAAAAAATACATGGACACCAAGATGCAACCCCGTGTTCCAGAAGCTGGGGTATTGCTTTGGAATATCTTCATGAAACTTTCAGCAACCCGCACCTATCACATGGCTGGGGCTAACCCTATAAGTTACACAGAGATACATTCTTTTAGCGTCTTAACAGGCTGGCCGTTACAACCTCATCATGTAGATATTATCCGTGCCTTGGATGAAGCATGGCTTGAGCATTCCTATTCTGAGATGACCAACAAGGGCAAAGGCAGGCATATGACGTCAGGCGATCTGACGCCGGATGCTTTTGATGCGGTGTTCGGATGAAAAAACGTTGGCGTTTATTAGGGGGACAGAAAGGATATGGTTTAAAAACATATCGAAAGGGAACACCTAAGCAATATAAACATACAGCAATATTTCGGGCTGCCGATAGGGAGCAAGTAGTCAATAGGATTATAGATATTATGAATGATTGGCGTTTTTCGCCTTTCGAGAATGAAGGTGCAGTGCGACAAAGTTTAAGGGCTACCCTTTGTCTTAGGGGGCATTCATGGCAAGCATCGGACACCGAGAGTGCAATGCTTATTAACGAAGCATTCAACATCATGGGAGCAAAGAGACCAAGCTTTGACGAGGCGCAACGTGAATATACAATACCATCTGATAACTGTGCTTGGTGTTGGGGCTTTATCGCTAATGATGGATTAACAGCATATGGAAGAAGGGGGCGT